CGAGCAGATTCGCCTGGGCTGGCGTCAGGGTAATCGCGGTCGGAGCGGTGCCAGGCGCCGTTTGGATCTGTCGATTCGTTCCTTCGGCCTGGAACAATAACGCCCCAGAGGAGTCGTGGAAGTTCAGGTTCATGCCGTCCCAGGAGACGCTTACGGGTGTGTGTGGCATCAGGTCCGCCTCAAACAGGCTGCTCTTCCCACGTCACCGCCACTTGAAACACCGCCGTGGTCGTGGCTGCCTGGAAACACAACGAGACCGCCGTCCCAGGCGCGAGCACGAAGTCGCCGTCGTACTGGACGCGCATCGTGTACGGCGCCGCGTCCGTGGCTGCTGCGAGCGTGAGACAACCGATTCCTGCCGGCCTGAGAAACACGGGCGCCGCAGTGAAGGTGTTCACGGTCGGTGACCACTGCCCCTTGTTCTGGAGCCCACCGGCGAGCGCGATCGGCGCCACGACCGTGAACGTCAAGATCGGCGCGCCCGTGGCCACAGACGCCCCGGTGTTCAGCGTAGACGCCCACTCAATCCCGCCCGGCTTGTGCGTGCCCGTGCGGTGCCCCATTTCGAGCCGAATGATGCTGAGATACACGTCGCTGTCACTGGGGTTCCAGAGCGTCGGGTGCCCTCCGCCTGCCGCCGGCGCAATCAGGGCGATGCCGGTCGAGGCTCCAACGCCGGTATAGACTCGGCCGTTGATCGCCTGCTGGAGATACTTGCCGTGCGAATCCGTGACGACCTTGGCGCCGTCGCGCGTGGTCCGGTCGGCATCGCTCGTGCTCAATCCGTCCTGGTCGTTGCGCAGGCCGATGTACTGTGCGGGCATCTCTGCAGCTCCTTTACTTCGGCGCTTCTTCCCACGTCACCGACACCTGGAATCCGGCCGTCGTCGTCGCAGCCTGGCTGCACAACGAAATCGCCGTGCCTGGAGCCAGCACGAAGTCGCCGTCGTATTCGGCGATGAGCACGAACGGCGCGAGGGCGCTGGCGTCCGCGCCCGTCACCAGCGAGAACCCGGTCGGTCGCAGGAATACCGGCGCGGCCGTAAACGTGTTCGTGGTCGGACTCCACTTCGCCTTGTTGTCGAGCGGTCCGCCGAGTACCCCAACGGGCGACACGACGGTGTAAGTCAAGATCGGTGCGGCCGTTGCCACAGCTGCGCCCGTCGCCAGCGTGTATGCCCACTCAATCGAGCCTGGCGCATTCGTCCCGCTGACGTAGGACAGCACGAGCCGGATGATGCTGACGAACCGGCCACTGTCTGACGGGTTCCACAGCGAGGGGTGCCCGCCCGTGGTCGCCGGCACGGTCAAGACGTTCCCTGTCGAGGCCGAGATACCCGTATAGACCCGTGCGCGCGTGGTCGATTCGAGATACTTGCCATGCGCCTGCGTGACGACCTTGGCGCCGTCGCGGGTGGTCCGGTCGGCATCATTCCCGGTGACGCCATCCGGGTCGTTCCTCAGTCCGACATACTGTGCTGGCATGCGCGATCTCCTCTTGCGAATCCCTTACCCCGACACGACTGTGGCGCCTTCGTCGAGCGGGAAATAATAGAGATCCCACTTTGTGGCGCCGGTTTTCGTGGCATCCGTGTCCAGCACGATTTTGCCCTCGGCCACGATGAACTCATGTTGCGCCGGCACGATCGCGGCGCCCGCATTCGACTTGACCAGCGCCGACCCGTCGCCCTCGACAATCAAGAACCCGCCCGCCTGCAACGAGCTCGTGTCCACCGTGGAGGCCAACGACACATCGACGCCGCTGGTCGGGTCCGCGAACACCGTCAGGACGGGATCGGAGTTCTGAAAGACCGTCGTCACCTCCCCAAGCAGGAGCGTCACGAAGATGCGCCCGCGCGAGATGGTGAAGAGCGTCTGATTGCCCGAAGACACCCCGTGGGCCGGGAGATCCGCCGCCGCCTTGACACAGTGAAAGCCCAGGCTGACGGCGGCTTGCGTGGCTCGATGGGTGGAGGTATCCATGTCAGACCGCCTCGATGTACGCGCCCGCGTCAAGCGGCACGTAGTAGAGATCCCACTGGATCGACCCCGTCTGCGACGCCGCCGAGATCAGGTCGATGTAGCCCACCGGCACGACGGCCTTTCGCGCCCCCGCGGCCAGGATGATGCCCCCCGCCGTCGAGATGACCAGTGCAGTGGTGTCGTTCTCGCAGAGCAGGAACGCGCCGATCGCCATGTCCTTGGTGTCGACTGTCGCGCCCAGCGCCACCGCCGACCCCGTAGTCGGCGTGGAGGTGATCCGGATCTGCGGGTCGGTGGCCGAGATAGTGTCGGTCACCTCCCCATAGAGCAACCTGATCAGACACCGGCCACCGGTCACCTTGAAGAGGTGTTCCGTTGTCGTCTGCGGCAACGTATCCCCCGCCCTGGCGCAGTGGAAGCCCAGTCCGTAGACCGTGAAGGCTTCCCGCTGTTCTGGATTCGGGTTCATGTATCCTCCCCGTTAGACCGAGGTCACGCCCGTGTGGCCCGGATAGCGCGGCTTCCCCACCACCGTCACCGACAGATCCATCGGGTTGGCCGTCGCGCTGACCGCGAACACGATGAACCGATTGGTTGTGGTCATCTGGTCGCAGTCAAACTCGACCAGCATCAGCTTGTTGTCGTAGGTGGCGGCCGTGAGCGTGATGCCCGCACTCGTCGCGGTCTGCACGTCCCCGAACACGTCGGCGGTCGTCGCCCGCACCGCGGCCGCGGCCAGCCGGTACTTGAACGCGATCTCATAGCCGGTCTTGGCCACGGCCAGCGCCGCCGTGGGCGCCGCGTAGAAGATCAGGGTCGAGTTGCCGGTGATGTCCCCGAACGAGAACACGTAGGTGATGGACGAGAACCGGCTGACATCGATCGCATCGCTGTCGGTGCCCGCCCCCCCGTACGCTTCCGTCTCGACCACCGGCACGAACTGCAACGATTCACTGAGTCTGCTCATGATGGGCTCCTCTTACGACCTGGTAGCAAGAACCACGACAGGGCTCAGCGACTTCGTGGCGCCGCCCTTGAACGGGGTCACGGCCGACCGCGGCATCATCTGCCCGTCGACACGGTAGAACGCCCGGAACGTCTGCTCACCCGTGGTGAACCGCACATGCATCGAGCTGGCCTGCTCGACCCCGCCCTTGCGGATGAGCCGATACCGCCGGAGGTTGATCAGCACGATGTCGCCCACGGTGCCCAGTGTGGCGTTGTACTCGGTCTCGATGACCGGACGGCCCTTGATTGTCAAGATGCCGCTGGGGCTGTAGTTCACGAACCGGGGCTCGAGGGCGGAAGTGCCCGCCGGAATCGAGAGAAAGTCGAGCGAGGGTCCGCAATCGCCATTGATGAGCCACACCGCATTCGCCTTGTCGCGCGGCGCCATCCGCGCCCACATCTTCGACAGATTTGCGGTGTTGATCGTCGCGGCGGTCTGCTGCGTTTCCTTGTCGACGCTCACCAGGCAGGGCGCGATGGTGTAGCCCAGCGGCATGCCGGCGCCCGTCCCCTCGGTGATGGCATCTTCGACCTGGAAGATCAACTCCTCGGCGAACATCGCCTCGAGTTCGCCGCCGAGTGCCGCCGCGTCGCTGACCAGCTCGTCGGTCATGTAGCCCAGCGCACCAACCTTGCGGAGCTTCATCTCGACGCGGGCCAGTTTCGGCTGCGAGATGGTCGGGGCCGTGCCCTGATCCACCCAGTAACCCAGCACGCCTCCATTGCGCGTGGTGGCCCGGCTCGTCTCGTCGATCACGTTATAGGCCATGTTGTCGCTGGAGATGGTCCGCGCATCCACGCGACTCAGCAGTTCGCCGACCGTGAACATGTCACGCTCGATCCCCGCCGCCACCTCGACCGGCACCGCAAAGCCGCCGTCAGACGGAATTGCCGTGCCCATCCCCGCCGCGGCCGCATGCAACCGCGGATCGATGCTGATGCCGGCCGTCGCATTCCTCACCGCGATGGCGAACTCGCCGAAGCCCGCCTGCCGCACCTGCGCGCGGACCTCAGCCGAGACGTTCGTGGGCAGCCACGGCCCCCATGGTCG